CAACCAGTTATTTCTGGTCCTGGTTTGTTCGAGCAAATCATCAACAAAGACACTTACTCTACTTTGACTCAAAAGAAGATTGAGGATGTTATCGGTGACTTGTTCTACGGCATGACTGATGCTACAGATAAGCAAGTTACTCTCTACACTGGTGTAGGTGGTGCACGTGAGTTTGATAAGGCTTTGCGTGATTACTACAAAGCTGATACTAACTCTTACCTTCGAACTACCGAATCTAAGTTCATCACTGGTAGCGGTCGTAACCTCGGTATCACTGGTTACTTCACTTCTTACGACCACATTGATGGTCACAGAGTGAACGTAGTAAAAGTTCCATTGTTTGACCATGGCCCAGTTGCTCAAGCTTCTGCTAAGCACCCAGAATCTGGATTGCCATTGGAATCTTACAGAATGACCTTCGTTGACCAATCATCTTATGACGGAGAAAACAACCTCCAGATGATCAATAAGAAGGGTCGTGAAATGTTGCGTTGGGCTGTTGCAGGTTCAGTAGTTCCTAAAGGATTTGCTGAGTCTGACACTCGCGCAAGTGATATAGACGGTGCGTCTGTACACATGTTGAAAACAGCTGGTATCCTGCTTCGCCGCTTTGATACCTCGCTCGATCTGCAGTGTGTGGCATCGTAATTTGTGTTTGGTTTGCATAGGGGGGATCGCCAACGGGTTGGTCCCCCCACTTACCATATATTCATTAAGTTATTCTTCTTAATAAAAGAACAACTTAGTTATTCTTTCTAAACTCTAAAAGAACAAAATCATGCGTAAAATTTATATCCGCAGAAAAGAAGTCCTGAATCACTTACCTAAAGAAGTACGTGCAGGCGCAAAAATTAGTATCGGGAGTATCTATGTCGGAAGACAACCACTCCGAGGTGTAGAAGGAGAAGAAGCTGGAAAGCTTTTATCTGGAATACTAGATGTCCCATACGGACATGCAGACTGGCCTAGACAAGAAAAAGCATTCTGGGCAAGTATGACTGTCAAAGTTCCCTTCGAAGGAAAGGAGCTAGATATCACTACTGATGACGAAGGTAATCCGACAAATGCGTTGGATTACATTACTTATAAGTGGTGTATGAAACACAGACAGGTTGCAGAATCTGAAGCAGCAATGCAAGCAGACGGAGCAAAGAAATTCTATATCTATGATCCTCAGCGAGACTTGCTTAAGAAAAATGCGCAAGTAAAACTAAAGAAGGAGGCTGACAAAGAATTCATTAAAGTCAGCTCAGACCTTGACAAAATGCGCAGACTTCTTAGAGTGCTATCTAAAGGTTCTAGACCAGAGAAACTTACAGACATGGAAGTTGAGAATCAACTCTACGCTGTTAAAGATGAGAAGCCCGCGTTGTTCATCAAATACAGCACAGACAAAGACCTTGACACCCGTGCAGAAATAGAACAAATGGTTGAGCTTGGGGTGCTTCGACTGATCGGTAACCAACACATCTATGGAGATGAGATCATCGGAGAGAACGTCACAGACACAATCATTTACTTCAACAACAAAAAGAACTCAGGGCAAGTCAATGCCATGAGAGCACAACTTAAAGAAGTCAAATGACAATAGAAGAGATGCATATTGCTGTCAACCTGGGGGTGCAAAAAATCGCATCTTTCCAGGTTGACAATCTCTTACCACAAGAGATTGATCACGAACTTAATGATGCAATGGATGCATTTATTAAGCAGCGATACTACCCCATGGGCAACAAGTATCGTAAGGGTTTTGAACAATCTCAAAAACGAATAGATGACTTACGTGCACTAGTAGTTGATGCTAGGCTTAAGTGCTTTTATATAGGAGAGACTATAAGCGGATTTTATGCTGACAGAGCCCCACTCCCAAGTGACTACATGTTCTTGGTAAATGCGCTTAGTGAAAACTACTATATCTGCAACGCTGCAGTAGATTTTGACGAAGAGACTATTGTATACTACACATTTAATATTAGTCTCACACCCCCAAGTCCAGGGTTGATATTAACAGCTTTAAAATTTGATGAAGCAGATCTCATTACTAATGAGAATGGGATGTCATTAGAGTACTTATCTAATATTCAAAATTACAGCAGTACCTATATGGCAGGAGTGGCCCCAGTGGGGTCAAATCCTAAAACATCACAAAGCCCCTTTAACTCTATTCTTAGTACAGCTTCTACAGCAGACTACAACCTACAAGTTTTTGCAGAAACAACTCTTACGCCCGTAAGTGATTCAAACACTTTAATGCTACTTACAACTTACGCAAGTGCCAGTGCAATAGTTGCACACTGGACACATCCTGTAACTGAGGTTGTTACTACAGTAAGCTACCCATATCCGGCCAACAGCGAAACCTTTAAATACAGAAAGTATAAAGAGTCCGGAACAGCGCAGAAAGAGAAGATGAGTTTTGTGCAGCACGACGACTTATATTCATTGCTAAGTGATCCGTTTAATACGACCACTTACGACAAAATTAAGTACACTATTCAAGAAAACTTTATCGACGTACATAGTGACGAAACTTTTTTCACTACATTTGTTGATATCAAATACATTAGACAACCTAAGCGTATGAATAAAACCTTAGGCGTAGGTTGTGAATTGGCACCTCACACTCATAACGAGATCGTTGAGATGGCAATACAAAGCATACTAGAGGCCATTTCTGACCCGAGGTATAACACACAATCCAGGGAAGTCCTGGGGAGTGAATAAATATGATGTTTAATCCCAAAAAAATAAATTAAAATGGGAAGTAATCTTTCACAGGTGTTTATTGCAAACACCTCATCTTTGGAGAGCGGCAGCACTTTTACCGATATTGCAAGCACTCCTGAAATTGGAATCTGGGACCTTGACGGAAAGGCCTGGGTAGATAGTGCTTTGTATAAAGCAGGTGTTGACGTAACAGATGAAGTTGCAGGTACTACTGCAGGTGCTACTACAGATGCAGTTAGCGATTACTTGACTACTGTAGCAAATCCTTTGTGGTTGTACAACAACTTGCAGTTTGTTCAGGGCACAGCAAACAATCCAATTGCTACCCCAATGATCAACACAAGAAACATTCGTAGCATTCGCCACGATGGGTTCTTGGCATCTGCAGGTGCAATAGTAACTATCTCTGACAGCGATTTTGTTGGCTCTGCCGGGGACGAAATTGAATTAAAGTTTGTATTCAAGAAGTCTCCCACCGACTACAACAATTTCTATGATGTAGATGGTTTGAGCATATTCTCTAAGCAGTTTCCTTTGTCTGCAGCTAGAAACCACTTTATCGTAAACATTAGCTTTGTAGTTAGTAATTTGGCTGATGTTTCAGCTGGTGATACTCCAGCTAATTTTACAGCAGCAATAAACGATAACCCAGTGCTGAGTAAAATCTTCACTGTTGATGTTTCTGGTGCAGACCTCAAACTTACTGCAATTCACCCAGGTGTAATATTTGAGTTGATCAGCACTAACTTGACTTCTGGCGCAGATCCAGTTGATCAATCTGCTATGATTACAGCACCTGTATTGGGTTCTGGTAATGATTGGCAGGTTGCGGGTGATGAAGCACGTTGCAGAAGCCGTTACGGTAACTTCAACAGAATGTATCTCCCAGAGAACATGCCTTCATACACCAACAAAGGTGAGAAGTACGACAAAATCACTATTTTGTATGAGCACAATTGGCCAACCTCTACTGGTATTGCTCCAGCTGGAACACTCAACGAAGTAGTATTGTACTACACATCCGCTGATGGAAGTGTAGTTACTACTACGGGGGGTACATTTGATGATGCGTTTGTATTGAGCACTCAAACCTACGCAGAAGCAGGTATCCAGTACGTCTGGTAATAATACTTCTTTTGGTAATGGGGAGGACAATAGGGTTCTCCCCCTTATCTTTCTACTATGAAGGTCCTCATATTTATAACAGTTTGGAAAAGACCAGAGGTAACTGATCTTACATATTCCGGACTAGATAGGGTTCAAGCTATCTTTAAAGAGGAAGGTATTGATTCAGAAGTATTAGTTGTTTCATCAGAAGATTATCATACAAAAAAAGCTGAAGACCGAGGCTATCACGTAATAGAAGTAGAGAACTTCCCGGTAGGAAATAAAATGAACCTAGGAATGCAAGAAGCTTTAAAATATAAATGGGACTATCTAATGGAAATGGGGAGCAACAACTTGCTCTCTAACTTGTATATACGAGCATTTATAGCAGCCTGCAAAGAAAACTTTGCTTGTTTTGGGAGCGGAAAATTTTATGCTCTACAGCCTGATAGAAAAAAGGTAAGGGTCTTTAACGTAAAAAAAAGAAACGGATTTGGGGGAGTTGGGAGAGGATTTAGAAGAGACGTCATAGAAGCTGCGAAAGACGGAAAGTACTGGGACTCAGAAATAAATGCAGGAATGGACGGAAGTATCTGGATTAACTTAATAAATCCGCAGATTAAAAAAGATCCACACTCTGTACGCAAGCTGGTAAACAACTCGTATCCTAGTGTCTTAGACTTAAAGTCAGATACAGACGTAAATAATCACAAGGGGAAAATTATAGCTGACCAAGACTTTCTGGTTAGATGGTTTCCTGAAAGCAAAAACTGGATAAACTAATGGCATCAGCAGAAGACATAAGGTTTGCAAACATCTCAACTAATTGTAAAAAAATTAGCATCAGACTAAAGGATGGTGACATAACTGGTGGGGCTACAAGCTGGGACGGAGATGTTAGTGACGTGCTAAAGATCTATATCTATGACGAGGGCAAGAAGAATGAAATCTACGTAACCCCTGCCTCCAGTGCTTGGGATAACAGTGATGCTACTATTATTAAGATTGTAACTAATGCTAGTGCAGCCATGGTAGGAGTAGTATCAATTGAGCTTTGGGACAGTGCAGATATCACTGCAGTTGACGCAAATATCCTCAGCACTATATATACAGTTGCTCCTTGTCAAATAAATTGCTGCATTGCAAAACTTACCGATGCAGCTATAGAATGTCACTGCAAGTGTGACAAGTGTAAAGAAGACTTGCTCCGTGCAGAAAAAATTCTTTTGATGTTGCAAGGTGCAACATTTGCTGCAGAACAGGAAAGTAACTACGACCATGCAGTAAACATGTATAACAAAGCAAACACTCTATGTACTGAGGTTTGCGCATGTGGATGCTAA